TCACTTATAAGTGAATTTTGGACAACTCTCTTTTTATTGCTCTTCGTGTTTCTTTTGCTCGTGGCGCTGTTGATAGTACGCGCGAATCTCTTCGTTTTCCTCAGTAGCACGATAATGGACCTCAAAGCCATTCTTCTTCCAACTTAAAGTCGTCATGAGTTCATCCCATGTTGGCAATTTCACCTCAGGCAATTCAAACGGCACCATCTCAGACATATCTAACGAGTCTTTCCAAACTTCAAAGCGAGTTGAAACGAGTAATAACGCAATACGTGTTAACAATTCACGTTTTTCTTCGTCCATATTCCCTGCTGCCTTCAAGAACTCTTGCACATAATGCATAAACTGTCCGTATAAATCATTCACCGTATCAATTCCAACAGAAAATAGTAGTTCAAAGAACACATTCCAGAACAATTCAAATTCTTCATCGCTCACCGATTCTGTCCATTTCTTGAGTGTTTGATCATTCAACTGACTATTTTTGGTTAATTTTTCCATCTTAATAAATTGACCGTCTTCAATCTCCCATGTCATGGCGCTATGTTGCATCGCACCGCTGGCATTACTTTTGACAATGACATACGGCACTTCGGATTCTAGCATTAATCCAACAAGTGAATCTTGTGGAATATAACGCATCGCTAATGGCACTATATTTTGATATCCTTTTGTTTCAAGTACAGAACGGTACAGTCCAGGAGAATCAAAGCAGAAAATATCGACAATGCGCAGTTGCACGTCTTCTGCTTGAGTGGCTGCAGCATAAATGGCTAAGTTACCACCTTTTGAATGTCCTGAAATCATTAAGTCCCCATCCCATAAACTGGCTTGTTTGGCTAAATACTCCTTGGCATCCGTCTGAGCCGCAACAAGTGGTGAATACGTCATTAGGAAGTCTTCCTTCCAGCCAATCAGCGTTTCATCCGTCCCTCTAAACACAACAAGTCTGACACTAGGTTCTACTTCCACCGTGACAGCTGCGAATTGTTTTGTTGTATCTTTATCCCATTCGCTCACCACACCGAAGAATTTCAACGATTGGAAACGAGGTGCATCCGCAATCACTTGCGATACTTCATGTCGCTCCTGCGTTATCATCATTGGATTCTCATCGAATAATTCTTGTTTATGTTCCTGCATATACTCAGCGATTTCTTTCACTGTGACAAAATTCTCCCCATTTTCATCGCTTGGAACAACTTTTTCAAGTGGTAAATACTCTAATTCCGTTAAAACTAATGCGTCGATTTCAGAAAAGGCTCTTTCTTCAAACGAAACGTGCCCAAACTCTTTGATATAATCCAACATGTTCTTCATACGAAAATCCTCCGTTATTTTGAGTGAGTCCATTACTATTCTACTCTGTCATTATGGCGCTTGCAACTCTTTTTCCTGTGTGGCAAAAAGCCGTCATTTTCTATAGAAATCCCCCTTTTTTCGTGCTATACTACTGAAATGAAATTAAGGGGGTTGTTCTATGAAATTAGGATTCGATAGCGAGAAATACCTTGAAGAACAAAGTCAATACATTCTTCAACGAGTAAACGCATATGACAAACTATACTTAGAGTTCGGAGGCAAATTAATTGGTGATTTCCACGCGATGCGCGTATTGCCAGGATTCGATCCAGATGGAAAAATCAAATTACTTCACCGCCTACGCGACCAAGCAGAGATTATTATCTGCGTATACGCAGGAGATATCGAACAAAATAAAATCCGCGGTGACCTTGGAATCACATATGACCAAGATGTTCTTCGCTTAATGGACGACCTTCACTATTGGGACCTTAAAATTAACAGCGTCCTCATCACTCGTTACACAGGACAACCTGCAGCAACACAATTCAAAAACTCACTCGAACGTCGCGGCATTAAAGTGTATACGCACGGCTACACAGAAGGCTATCCGATGGACGTTGAAACCATCGTTAGTGACGCAGGATATGGCGCAAATGAATTTATCGAAACGACTCGCCCGCTTGTCGTCGTAACAGCTCCTGGCGCCAACAGCGGAAAACTAGCGACATGCTTAAGCCAGCTTTATCACGAAACCAAACGTGGTCGTCGTGCCGGCTATTCTAAATTCGAAACATTCCCTGTATGGAATTTACCATTAAATCACCCTGTGAACGTGGCCTATGAAGCAGCCACTGCAGACTTAGAAGATGTCAACATGATTGATACCTTCCACCTTGCAAAATACGGCGAAACAACCGTGAACTACAACCGAGACATCGAAGCCTTCCCACTTCTCCGTCGTATTTTGACGAAGATTTACGGCGACGCTCCAATCCCTTACAACTCTCCTACAGATATGGGCGTGAACCGTGTCGGATTTGCTATCACTGATGATGAAGTCGTTCGCGAAGCTTCCAACCAAGAAATCATCCGACGTTACTACGCAGGCCAATGCGACTACAAACGCGGCATCGGAACACTGGAAGCAGCTCAACGTGGCAAGTACATCATGGAAGAAAGTGGACTCTCTCCACAAGACCGTCCAGTTGTAAAAGCCGCTCTTGAAAAAGAAGCCGAAGCGAAAGTTCCAGTAGTAGCCTTACAACTTCCAACCGGCAAAATCATTACAGGAAAACAATCAGACACCATGACAGCCAGCGCAGCCTGCCTACTCAACTGCATTAAAGAATTAGCAGAAATTGGTGACTCCATCCATTTATTACCACCTGTGATTTTAAATGCGATTGGCCAACTCGGAAGCGACGTTCTAAAACACCAACGCCGCTCACTCGATAGCAAAGAAGTGCTCATCGCCCTCAGCATCTCAGCAGTCACTAACCCTGCCGCAGAAGCTGCCAAAAATCAATTACAAAACTTGCGCCACTTACAAGCACACAGCACTGTCATCCTTCAAAAAGCCGACGAAGAAACCTTCCGAAGCCTAGGAGTAATGGCGACTTGCGAACCACAATTTGCTGGCACAAACCTTTACTACACAAACTAACCCCAAGCCCTCTCCACTCGGACGAGGGCTTTTTTATTAGCACAATCATCCTCCTAGCACCCGTCTCAGCACTCTCCCTGTTCCCCTAGCTGTCCCTAAGACCTATTCCTCTTTCCAACACCTCTTTCTAGAAGCAGAACTATAAAAGTCTGCACACTCTCCTTTTTTCAAAATAATCTTCGTCGCTTTGAAATTCGGCCTCTCGAAATAATTAACACATCAATACATCTATAAAAACGGAGAACTCCCCGGATTCTATGATAGTAATAATAGCGAGTGTAATCGATGCGAATTAGTGACTCTGGAAATTTATTTCCTAGAGTCACTTTGAGGCTCGATAGGTGATGAGACGTAAGGCTCACACCGGTACAGCTATTATCACTATCATGAAGATATCCGAGGAGAGTTCGTAGTTTTTATACTTAATTTGATGTTCTAAACTTATTTCTCTGCACCAGAATTTCAAAGGAACGAAGTGCCTTTTTTTAACGTTTCATAACGTTGCACGTAGATTCATATTATTATAATGACAGCGTTTCTGTATCATGTAATATCCTACGTTTTCTATTCTTACGGAACAAATACGGAACAAAAAAAGGCTGCCAATTTGGCAGCCTTCTGTATATTATTTAACTGTGATTAATCCTTCTGGCTCGACTGTGAAATCTGGCTTTTCTGCCATCGTTCCGTCTTCGTTAATATAGTACCATCCATCTTTACCTTTAACAAAAGCATTCGATTCCATGAAGCCGTTGCTAGTGTTTAAATAGTACCACTTATCGTAGTATTTTACCCAACCTTTGGCCATCTTACCATCTTCTTTAAAATAGTACCATTCATTATTAACCTTTTTCCATCCAATAGCCATCGCTCCTCGCTCATCTAACCAATACCATTCATTATTGTCTTTAAGCCATTGATTAATTAAGCAGTAACCTCTAGCATTGAAGTAAAACCATTCTTTACCTACCTTTTGCCACTTGTTGGCTGGATAGCTGCCGTCTGAATTCTGATACCACCAACCAGTCTCATTCTTTTGCCAGCCTTCCTTAAATTCTAGGCCGTTTTCAATATCGCGCTTGAATTGCTCGCGGCTAATTCCCCAACTTGCAAGATAAGGATATGGATCTACATGATCGCTGTAATTTTCTGGTTGATGATACGTGCAATATTCATGAGACTTAATTCCTTCTAAATCTGAAGAGTCCAATGTTTTAGGAAGTCCAGCCTCGTCAGCTAATTCTCTTAATAATTGAATATAGAGTCTGTAGTCTTGCATAAACTCTTCTCTAGTAGAATGACTTTCAATCAATTCCACTGCTGCATAAGTCTCAGCGTTCCATCCGCCTCCAACATCGTAAGCTCCCTGGTTTACAGGGCCAACCTGCATAACTCGTCCATTCCCTACAACATGAGAGAAAAAGCCAGAGTTAACAGGTCTGCGCATGTGATAGTCAGCTTCATTTTGCGCTGTAGAATTTTTGTTTCCTGTTGAGTGTGCGTGAATTTGTCTATAAGGCTCATAACCAACCTGTGGGAGTCCTTCTCTATATCTACTTGTATCAATTTCCATTTATATTCCTCCTTATTAATTTGTTGGCCAAGGGTCGTCTGTAACGTATGAAATATTCGATACCCGAATATCGCCGATGTCTTTATCTGTTGGTATTGGGTCTAAGAATTGGAAACGTAAGTGGTTTGCGTCTCCATAACCTCCAAGATACCATGTACCGTAAGATACCCCATCGTCGTTATATATTGATCCGATTAACGAAGTGGCTGTTCGGTACCCATAAGGCATTTGTCCATTTGTTAAGATGAACACTTTCTTTTCACGATTTCCAGGATGTGCCACGAATCCAAGCCCACCACGACGAACTATCCCAAACCAACCCCATTGCAGCCCGCCAAATTGTAATTGAACAATATCATTAATTCGTCGTGCTTTTACGTATGAATTACCGAGTTTTGAAGTTGAGTTTAGGGTTTTCCAACCAGTATCTCCATCTAATACCGCCCAGCCTTGGTTACCTGAAGGGGTACGTTTAATCCATTTCAAAGCTCCGTTAGTTTTCTTAGTGTCAACGTATGTCTGTCCGATAGTACCATCGACTTTACCGTTTGGCATACCTTCGCCAATTAACTCACTAGATGAAGTTGGTGCATTTTGACTAGAAGCTGGTAAATTAACACTTCCGCCACCATCAGATAAAATGAGTGTATTCCCTGATAAAGTCAATTTTTGAGGAATACCCACACCATCACGGCCATTCTCTCCACGAGGGCCAACAGGTCCAGTTAATCCTTGCGGACCAGCAGGGCCTTGCTCACCACGTTCTCCACGCTGACCTGCTTCTCCTTTAGGACCAGGCTCTCCATCTCTTCCTTTTTCTCCTGGCATTCCTGGAACACCTTGGCTGCCTTGTAACCCTTGCGGCCCTTGCTCTCCACGTTCACCACGAGGACCTACATCCCCTTTTGTTCCTGGAATACCCTGGATGCCTTGAGGGCCTGGTTCGCCTCTGTCTCCTTTAGGGCCTGGAGTCAGTGTAATATGTTTAAGCTCTTCTTTTGTTGCAAAAACGCTAGTATCGATTTTTGGAGAATCTTCAAGTGCTTGAATTCGTTGCAAGATTGCTGAATCATCATAATTTGCAGCTTCTACATGAATACCTTTTAAAGCTTCTTTTAATTCAGCTTTAGTTACAATCTCAGTGATTGCAACAATTCGCTTGCTATCTTTCTCAATCACTGGCAATTCTTTGTGTTTATCGATTTCAGATACTCTAACACCGAAAGAGAACTTGAATACATCCGCAGATTGTACAACTTTCTCAATATATACATATCCTGTGACTGTTTCATCAACAGTAATCAAAGATGTATCAAACGGCACTTCTACTTTATTTCCAGTAACATTGCCAATAACTTCTAAGAATCTATTTGAATGTTGGAAGTGAAACAGTACAATTACTTTGCTTACATCCGTTCTATCAAGAGTTAACTCTATTAGAGCACTGTTATTATCGTGTGAATAGAATTCATCTTGTATACTTTCTATATTTTTCCGAACTTTAGTATCTAAACTAATATTCCTTTTTATTGTTTTCATAAATCCTCCAATGAAAAAGGCAGCCACGATGGTAGCTGCCTAATGTTTCTATTGATTGTTTGGGCGTTCGTATGTCATAGCTCGTGTGCTGTCACTTACTCCGCTTGTCGTTGGATCGTTGATGATTCCAACGATAACAAATACTGCAAATAGTGCATTGATGAACACCAGCAGCTTATCAGTAGTATCTCCAAGCTCTAGACGAATGTTGAATACTGCTAAGAATGTTTGAAGCAGCAACGCTAGAGCAGGAACTAATGTTAA